ATTAAATCTAAAATCTTCATGTCTTTGTAATGTGTAGTAAGAGGTATTTTTCCAACTTCATTTCCACCATACAAATCATTACATATCAATCCAGCAGCCATAGATTGTTCACGAACCGTATCATCTAGTAATTCATCTATGTGTTCTTCATACAAATCACAAATGACAATTGGATCCCTATCCTGATCTCTAGGAAGTGCAGACTCTACCATATAAATGGGAAGAGTCTTAAAAGTAATTCCTCTTAGAGCACCACCTCTATTATAATGTCTTATTTCATTTCTAAAAATATCTCCTGCAGATTCTCTTTCTTTAAAATTTGTACCTAAATGAAGACCTACTTTATCCTTTGCATGATCTTCAACCTCTTTCAATGCTTCTTTTAGCTCATCCATCTTGGATTCCCATCCATGATACCATCCAGACAAAGAACCCTCTGGAGTAAGGAGATGATCTACTTCATTCTCATATGCCCAATCAATTGCTTTGAGAATTTCTTTTTTATTAATTTGTATATTAGTTCCTACAGGTATTTGAGCACCTGCTAATGTAATCTTTTTAGACATGATTTTCCCAATGTTTAATAAGAAGGTTTAATTCATTTATTCTACTTTTTGCAGTAGATATTTTTTCTTGAAGAGTTTTACTCGTTTTTTGGCTGCTCTCAACGCTTGAGGTTTCAGAGTCCTCTTGGGTTCCTTGTTGCTGTTGTGCTGCCAATTCGGGGTTGTCATCGGTCATACTCTTTGTACATTTCAATTAACTTAAATTCTTCTGCTATATCATCCATGGCTTCCCCTGCTTTTGCTATTATACCATAGGGATAACAGACACCAAACTCTAGGGATGCTGATAATATTATACACATCTTCAAAAAAGTATGTGTACTTAAATTGTCCATGATTATACTCTTGCGACTTTGATCTCTTCATAGAAGATATCCTCAGGATCGAGTACTGTTTTACAGAACTCTACTACATTTATAAACTCTTGTGGTTCATCGCATTCCACAAGTTTCTCGTCACCATCAGATGAGACACAGAGGACTGTCCTCCTGCCCATGTTGATGACCACCCTCATAATCCACTCGTCTTCTTTACCCATAGAATGATGTAACCATATGTGGTTATTGTAGCATGAGAGGATCATACCGTCAATACCTGCAAGTACCTTATTTAGAAAGGTCTTGGTTGGGACTTTCTGTCTTATCTCCTTGGTATTCTACTGTTATAGACTTAATATCTTTCCTTTCTCCTACTACCATCCATGATATAGTATCTGTACAGCTAGCAGTCTTTGCTTGTATTGTTAATGATCCACCCGTTACTGAACCTTTTATAGCAGTCCATCCAGTCTCATTTGTTGTAAAGCATTGAATATTATCAACTAATGCTTCAAATGTACCAACAGTCATATCATTACTACTATTAATATCAACTGTAGCAATACCAGCAACTAATGCAGTTTTACCACGATAGATAAGATCTGCCTTTGGACTCTCTACACAACTGTGAGCAAGACGATGATCTGCACCCTTAACTGGATGCACAATATCAAATAGTTTACTTGTAGCAACAATAGAACCAGACCATGATGCATATCCACCAATAGTCATATTACCACCAGTAGTTACCGCACCTTCAAGATGAGTAGTACCTTCAACATGCAACTTAGACATTAAGTCTGTATCATTACAGACATATAATTCTTTTTCTATCTGTACCTCTTGGAATGTTGAGATACCTGGTCTAACTAGAAGGTTACCAGTATAGATTCTAACATCACCATTAGTAATCTCTATGTCAGTAGGACGGGAAGGTATTCCCTGCACATCAATAAATCCTGAACATATGACAGGATCTTCAAAATAAGTTGTATCATCACCAATTTTATATGGTTTATTTGCAATGTCTTCCTTAGCACCACAATCAAATGAATTTGGATTAGATTCTGCCATGATTATTCAAGTTTAAATTTCTTAGCGACACTCTTAAGATCGCCTATGATTTCTTCTCCTTCAAGAAGTCTCTTCTCTAAGTCTACATCCTTTATAGCTGCATCCACCTTCTTAAGTACATTAGGTGTATTAGATGCTGTAAGGAAATCTTTTTTCAATTGATCCATGTACATAGCAGTAGAATTGCTAACATTCTTAATTGCCTGTGCTGCTGGTACATCTGGATGAGTAGGTATAGTATCACCTACTAATGATGCTAACTTATCGCTGGTAAAGTTACCAACAGTAGCTGCAGCACCCTTAGCAACAGATCCAGTACCAATCATCTTCTTAAGTCCTGTAAGAGCATTACCACCTTTGGTAACACCTAAAGCACCTGCTGCTGAAGATGTTAATGTCTCTATATTACCAGTCAATACAGTATTACCTATACCTTTAATAGTATCCATTGCTCCACCAACACCAGGTAATTGACCACCCAAAAACTTAGCACCAGCACTGGCAATTGTTGCTGATCCAGGTACACCAGCAACACCACTAAGACCTAACGCAGTACCAACTGGATTATCAAGTGCTTTAAGACCACCCTGAATCTTACCAACAAGATCACCAGCACCTGCACCCTTCATCACATCTCCCAACTTTTCATCAAGTTTTCCTGATAATAGATTAGATGCTTTCTGTAATGGTCCAATTAAATCAGACTTCATTGCTTTCTCTGCATTCTCTATAGCATCTATAGCACCAGTCTGATCACTGATACCAAGATCTTCAAGACTGAATCCATATCCTTTCAATGCTGCACCAGCAACACCATCAAAACCACCTGGTGCTGCACCTGGCTTAGTATTTTGTGATTTAGGAGAAAATACCTTATCTATTGTACTATCAGGTATAAAACTATTCTTAGTTACTTTAGCACCATAAGATTCAGGAGCCATATTTCCTCTCTTGGCCTGAACTTGAGCACTATTAGCTTTAATATAAGTACGACCTACACTAGAGTGTAAGTTAATATTTCTACCAGCATTAAAATCAATATCTCTATCTGCACTAAACATCATATCTTTTGCTTGCAACCTAATCCTTCCTCTAGGAGCAACTATAGTAATATCTCCAGTAGCAGCACTTATCCTAATGTCAATACTATTAGGATCATTCTTGTCACCAGCATTAATTTCAATAGACTTATCACATGCGATCCTACCAAGACCTGATCCATGCCCATGTGCTATTAAAAATACTTCACCATTATCATTAGATGAATATATCTTAGTAGGTTCAGGTCCATCCCTACCAACTCTAGGGCTACCAGTTTCTATTCTAAAGTGTCCACCCCTAGAATCAACAACTCTTCTTGCCCAAGTAGATTCTGCTGCCATTTATCCTACCCCCACACAATCGATAACAGTAATAACATCTTGTTGAACACCTTCTGGAATTTCTCCAAATACAGGTCTAAGTACTGCTCCATTTCCAGTAGCAGATATAACTTTGATTATTGGAGGAGTATCATACTTAAGGATATTTAGAACCTTAACAGCCTCGATTCCTCCTGTTTCTGGATTAACAACTAAGTCAAATACAGGTTTATCAGTAACATTTGCCAATGCTACCCTTTGCCCAGTAGGAACCAAGTTAGTTTTTGGATCAGAAACTAGAGTTGGATCATCTGGAGTCTCAGTAATTTCACGATCAGGTGGAGTAAATCCTGTTGGGAATGTAGTAATAAACACGGTCTCATCTATACTATCACCTGGAACATATCCACTACCAGGATCTTCAACAAACACTGTAGTCAATCCAACATTAGTTGGAGGATCAGTAACTACAGGATATCCCTCACCTACAGTATCAATAACAACAGCACCTATAGTACCATCATTATTAAGAACAGCATGACCATGAGCACCATATCCCTTACCACACTTATCAGAGAAACTAATAGCAGGTGGAGACTTATAACCAACACCAGGAACTTTCAGATCAACACCAATAATACTTGCAGTCTTACTAATACCATCTGCAATACCACCTAAACCACTATTCTCTATAGTCTTACCAAGAACAACCTTTCCGATAGCACCAAATCCACCACCACCAAATATTTGCATAGTAGGATTACCACAATCTTTATTACCACCACTACATGATCCACCACCACTTAATTCATCCATTAATCCAGATATTCTATTAGCAGCTCCAAGAGTCTTGCTTACACCTGGAGGTATTAAATTATCAAATAATCCAGAAGCAGCACCTGCAATACCACCACCAGATAATAAACCAGATGCTGCACCTAATAATCCACCACCACCTGTGACATCTCCCAATAAACCACCTATAGCACCAAGTCCACTACCACCTTTGGCACTCTTCTTCATCTGACTGGTAATGTAGTTAAATGGATCAGCACCTTTCTCCATTGCTCCACCAGCAACCTGATATTTCTTAACTGGAGGACACTTATCCTTATTAGTCTGTCCACAATCTAGGAATCCAGAGAAGTCTTCTAATACAAATGCAGAACTTCTTAAAAATTCAGCAATATCAATACCTGGAGATAATAGATCACCCAGTCCACTTAAGGGACTCTTCATTGCATCACCAATACCATTAATCATATCACCCACAAACTTACCAACAAAATTAGCAGCTACACAACCTGCCAATCCAAGACCTGAAGCAAGCAGATCCTTTAACATATCAGATACAGTGCCTCTCAATCCTTCTACTACCTTATTACCTACACATGCTAAAGCATTTTCTGCATTCTTAATAGCAGGTACTTGTGCAACTTGAGATGCAACACCAGCAGCATGTGCAGAAGCATATGACTGTGGAGAGTTACCCATCTGTGAGAATACCTTACCAAAAGTATCATTATATACCTTATCTAATCCTTTCTGTAATTGTGGTTCAAGAAAATCAAAAGTCGAATCCATCATACGACCAACAAATCCATTTGCCATAGATTCTATTTGATCAGCAACAGCATCTATTTCGGCCTCTAATTTCATCCCTGTCAAAGATAAATCTTCAACTCTCTGTGCTAAATTCTCAACTGCCTGTGACATTCTAGACACAGAGTTAGCAGTACAGGTGTCTGGTGCAACTATAGGAGTACCAGCACCTGACTGATCTACATTATCACCCTTTGTAGCACTAGAGTTGGTTGGGTTGGAATTTTTATTCTGTTCACCAGTCTGATCTGGTACACCATTCTCATTAAGTTCTGTCTTTGGGTTTACTGGTGTATTATCAGTAAATGCTGATCCAGGTTTAAACTTACCTTCTAACTCACCATCCTGTTCAACACCAGAAGCATGTGGAAAATGTCCTAAGATCGCAGGAATTTGTCCTTCATCGCCATCCATGAAGAATCCAAATACAACATCACCTTGCTGTAAACAAGTTGATGTACTGTAATTAGCAGCACCACTACCTGCTGTAGTGGGTAATAAACATATTGCCCAAGGCAAATCTTCATCTGGGACATCATCCGTAAAAGGATGATACCCCATTATTCTAACCTTATATCTGTATGCCCACCCTTTACCATCATCAGTCTGGTCAGCCTGAGCTTTCCTAGGGGGAATTTGACCGATCCACCAACGGAATCCGTCTCTTCCTAAGAATTGACTATTACCTAGTAAAGACTCTTCTATACTCATTAGTCGTCGTAAACTCTACATTCCAGAGAATCTGGGTGGTTATCACAATATACTTCTAAATGCTTGTCCTCATGCCTTGTGTGCCAATCATTGATCTTAGCACCACCTGGATTCTCTTCATTCTCTTCGTGAGCATGAAAAGCATCGTTGTGCATTTCTAAATCTGCCTTTGTGTACTCAATCATGCCATGATTGACATGTTCTTTATGATCCTTAGGATCAATATAAGATTCATGGTTTAGATCGTGATCGGGGACTTTAGTTGTCATGTGTTAAACTCCTGGTGTGTCTCGAATGACTTTCAAAGCAGTAAAGGATCTATTTGCACTAGTAAAGTGACTTAGTTCCTTAATCATATATAGACCACTTTGAATGGTATCAACCTCATCTTCAGTAGAAACTTGAGGAAATATGCACTTTATTATATCACCTGCCTGTAATTCTACATTCATTGGTGTTGATAGTGTCACAACTTGCTTAAATATGGAAGCATATCTAGATATTGCCTGACCAGAATCTTCAAGAGTTTCTTGGTTAATAGCAGTGGCAGCAATACCAACAGGAGTACCTTTAAAGTCTACATTCTCTTCCAAACATCCAACACTATAAACACCACTAATAATTCTATGTGCCATCGATGGACCAGGAATCTGATCTGGATCAGCTTCTTCTGACACTTCAGATTTTTCTGTGCCTAAAGTTTCCTGATCCTTTGGTTTAAAAACAGAATAATTAGGTTCAGTAAATTTAAAAGTATATGGATTAAAATATATTCTATAAGTTGAATATTCTCCTGTCTTCTGAGCTGCCATCACATCATTATTATTAGCAACAGAATACTGTAGAATTTTTGCAAAAGAAGACTCCGCACTTTCCATCGCTTCATTCTTACGATTGAATGTATATTCTTGAGCTATTTCTTTATTCTTAATGATAGTTTCAATAGATTTAAATTTAATACCTGTTCTTGTTTGCCATAAAAAGAAACCAGCAGTAGCACTATTTGCACCTTCTGGAACTGCTCTAGAAGCTAGACTAGGAACAAGAGAAAATGGTTTTCTCATGTTACCAATAAAATTAACAACTGTTGATGATTTCTCAATATCTTCATCTTCATACTCACACTCAACAAGATCAAGAAAATCCTTTATAACTTCATCAATTCTCTTTGCTTTGTACTTTTTAATAACTCTCTTATTTAAATTAGTAATACCTTCCTTAGAAACTAAATGTAATGTAAAAACTTCCTTTTGCTTCTCTTGTAGATAATCAGTAACTTTATTAACATACAAAGTAATCTCAAATATACCAGGAGATTCTTCCTTATGCTCCTCCATAGGAGATGTAATATGTATTTTTACCTCTTCACCACCCTGAAGTGGAAGACCATTATAAATTCCCTCATGATTAATAGTGTTACCAGTATTTGTTATACTCATAACAGCAGTAATAACTGGAGACATTAAATCTTCAAAGTACTGAAAGGATGTAACACCTAATCTTAGGTCTACAGTTTCAGACTTATCAAGATTGCTTATCTCAATCTTTTCATATGTCGAACCTTGGGTCGGTGCTGCCATTATGTGTATGCAGTATTAATTGTCTTAATTGCCTTCATAAGACTCATACCACTACTAGCAGTACTAGGGTTTGGTTTACCACCACCACCTGAAGGCACAGTCGTTTGTTTCGCAATGCTATTTATTGGTATAGGTATGACGGTTTTCTTAGCCACAGTCTTAAGAGATGAAACTTTTTCTCCAGTTTTAAGATTTCCCTGCATCCAATCATTTCTTCCTGGTTGCATCCAATGAGTATTATCAGGAGCACCCTTCATATAATCAAAGTGAACTGGATCAGCCTCACCTTGCCATCTCCATCCAAATTTAGGACCATTTGCCTTCAACCACTTCCATTCAGGAGTGTTAGTAGCAAGGTCAACTGCCCAACCCTGAACATGAGGAGATAAGTGAACAGGAGCAGGTGTAATAACATTAACACCATCCTCTGTTGCAATCAATTCTCTCTGTTTTTCTGGTGATCTGTAAGATGATGTAACTGCCTTAGTCAGATCTATACCATCTTTAGCTGCTTCAGTAAGAAGTTTCTTCCATCCTCTTGCAGCATCAGGGTTAAGTATAATCTTTCGACTATACATATCCATTCCTAATCCTTGAGGTGTAACTACTTTAGCACTGGCAACACCATCACCAACTGCTTTAGACGAAGATGATGTATCAGTTTGAACCACTGCTGGTGGTGGATCTGGTATCATTTTAGTATCAGATTTAGTCTTTGTCTTTGATATTGTAGCAGATTTTGGATTCCATTGCTCTGGTTTAATCTTAGCAAGATCAGAAGCAACAGTTTTACTCTGATTATTATAATCTAGTCTTGGTTTGGTGGTAGCATCCTTTGCATGAGATTGTGCAGCACCATCTTCTTTTAACTTATTTGCTCTTGCTTCTTTATCTGCCTCCTCAGGTGCAACATAACCTGGTGGATGCATTGCCTTATCATGTTGAGAAGTATCTAATCCGTCTGGTATTCCATCTTTCTGGTTTGCATGAAGATGTTCATCAGCTTGACCAAGTGGACTTTTTTCTGGATCTGCTACATTCTTTTTAGCATTATCTTTAGCAAACTTATTAATTGAATCTTTAATTTCACCAAAAGTATTATCAAGACCGTCTCTTTCCTTTTTTAAATCTTCATCTAATGCTTCAAATTCTTTACCTACTTTATCAGTATCCTTAGGTATCTTATCTAGTTCGTCACCACCAAGAAATCCTTCAGCAGCTTCAAATATGCCTGACATGGCTTTGAATAATGATTCAAAGACAGTTCTAACTGCTTTAATAAGAGGTTTAATCGCTTTTACTGCATTTGTAACCCATGCAAATATCTGGGGAAGTTTGTCTATGAGCCATCCAATAACAACAGATGAAATTGCTGTCATTATTCTATTAAATATTCCACCTGCTGATCGTTTAACACTCTTAGCCATACCACCAGCACCAGAATCTTTTGGTGTAGCCTCTAATGCTTTCTCCTTCTCTGTATTTTTCTTCTTATTCAACAACCTAGCAGCATCAATCTTTTGATCCTTCTGTATATTCTTCTGTTGCTGTATTCTAAGTTGCATGGACTTCTTAAGTCCCTGAGAAGTCTCTTGAACTGCCTTTACCCCAAATGATATAATATCAAATGCTTCCCCTGCAGGTATTAATTTTTTGGTATCAATTTTATCGGCCATTAATCATTACCCTGCTGATAAATGTGAGTATAAAAATAACGATAATCATTAGAACTATTAGCAGTCATTAATGCTGGCATCTCTGCTGCTGATCCACGATGCATCGGTTCTGATTTACCAACCGACTGAGTTTTTCCCATTACAGGAAGTATTTCAATATTATTAGCACCTTCAGTTGCTTGTGAAATTGACTGAAGTTTCTGTTCATTATTATTTCTACTTGCCTGTTTTGAAGGCTGTAAGATACCATTTGGTAAAGGAACAGTTGTTCTCTGTCCTTCTAAATGACTTGGACCATCACCCTTAGCATTCTTTTGTAACTCTTTAATATCTGCATCTAGATCTGCATCTGAAAGTTCACCTTCTGCAAGCATAGCCTTATGTCTTTCTAATGCCATATTCTCTGTCTCTTCATCACTCTTCGCCATGAAGACATCATCTGGGAAGGTAGCACCAGCACTAGTACTTGGATCACCATCAAAGAACTCAGGGAATGTTGTTTTCAATGTACCAGCATATTCTGCCCTAATTTCTAAGTGTCTCTTCTTCCACTTCTTATCTTGCTTAGCCCACCATCTACCAGCAGAACTATCCATCCACTGTAATGGATCAGTCCAACCCTTAGTAGTATTCCATCCACCTATTTTACCTTGATCACGAAGGTTCTTTTCTTCTTTTCGTCTTTCAGCATAGAATAATTTCTTCTCCTTCTTCAACATCAAATGCATTTCATCTTTAATATCATCTTTCTTCTTCATCATAGTCTTATAATCAGCAAATGCTTTATCCATTTCTGCTAATTTTTCTGCACCCATATTCTTTTCAATCCAAGCACGATGCTTTTCATCTTGAAGATTTAACTTCTCTCTCTTATCTTTATTATAATGCCATTTCTCCTTCTCCTCTTCTGTTGCTTCTCTACCCATCAAACCATGCTCACCCCAAACATCAACACGCATATGAGACTTTCCATCTTCCTCTAATATATGTGCTCCTTTCTGATCTGAGTACATATCAATTCCTGACGCTTTTGTCTTAGCTCTCAGTTGTTTATCAAATTCTTTAAAGTCTCCTCCACCAGTAATTTGCTTATCTAATGCTTTAATACCAAAGTACAAACCTGTTCCTACACCCAGTACAACCCAAGTCCAAGGGTTTGCTAAGAGTCCAAGAACCATTGGCACACCTACCTTAAGACCACCAATAAGCAGCTTCATACTAGCAATAATTGTACCAATATTAGCTACAGCAAATATACCACCAACAACTGCTAATGCTCCTATTATCTGATTTTTCATTTTATTAAATTGTTCCGTATCACCTTCCGACCATGCTGTTATTAACTTACCACCCTTATCAAATAACCATCCAGCAAAAATACCAGTCAAAGCATCAAATAACCTTTGGAATACACTCTTTGTATTTTCGGCCACTTTAACTGCAGGTTTGAGAAGTTTTGTCTCTTGTTTCTGCTCAAGAAACTTCTCTGCATCTAATTTCTTTTTACTATCTGCCTTTCTATTATCATCCTTCTTCTTATCATCTGCTGCTTGCTGTTGAGCAAGTAGATCTGCATCTATAAATTCTTGAATAGAACTTAAGTTACTATTAATTGCAGCAATACCTTGATTAATCTCAGAAAACTTATCAGGATCAATACCACCTTGACTACTTTCTATCTCATCTACTCTCTTTTCTAAACCAATAACCCTTGCCAAAGTCTTTCTTTGCAATCCAAAAGACTTGGACATGACACCATGAGAAACCCCTCCTTTTTTGGAATCGCCTTCTCCTGGTGGTGTGGGTAATTTATCTTTAATGTCAGCCATTTTGTTGCTGTGCCTTTAAATTCTCCTCTTCGATATGCTGTTTCAATAAACTAATGTATATCTCCCGTTCCCACGGGATCATATTTTCAATATCACTTAAGCTATATTTATGATGCTGCATGAGAGCGAAGTTGATCTTGTAATAAGAAACAAGATCCTCATGCAACATCGCTAGTTGAAAAAAGCTGCTAGTCCCTCCAAATGAATTTCATTCACTTGTTCTGTTTTGGGATTAGTAACCACAAAATCATGAGAAAGTTTAGGCATTGTAGTAAAGAACTTCTCTAATAATTTAAATTGCTTAGAACCTAATCCTTCTAAGAAAGCAATCATTTCTTTCTTAGTAAAATCTGCTCCAGTCCAAGTTTCTTCTTCACTGAATATCATCTCAACACAGTCAGCAATCATATCAATAGATTGCTCAAAACCAACACCTTCTACTTGAAAATTCTCTTTAATAAATTGATCCAATGAAGGATATTTCATCCTCATAGTCAACTTCTCATCCAATTCAATATCCTTAGTATGTTCAGGATCAAACTTAACTTGGATTGCATCCAAGTCCACAGTAACTGGAACTGCTGTCTCTTGATCATCAGGACAAGTAACCATAATATCAACAGTCTCACCAACTGACTTACCTCTTACATTGAGAAAGAGATATTCTATATCAAATGTTGATAACTTATCAACTTTAATACCCCTAGTAAGGATACAATTACTTAATACTTGTTTAACTGAATTAGCAATATCTTTAATGTCATTACTCTCCATAGCAATAACAAGAATTTTTTCTTCCTTAACTAAAAAAGGTCTATATTTAATCTTCTTTTTAGACGAAGGAATCACCAACTCATAAGTCGGTGCATTAATCTTTGGTAGTGGCATCAGTTTTTCCTTTAATTATACCACATATGTAAGCTAATGTGGATTTGAATGCGTTGCCGTCTAACTCATCAAACATAAACATATTCAGACGAAATGCATAGTTTGCCTCAGAGACAATAGCAGAGAGCTGTGATTCTGTCACAGGCAGTGTATTTAGTGTAGCACGATAGTTATTTTTAAACTCCTTCTTATCCTCTATCTCAGGGAACTCATAGAAATCTAAACCACCATCGTCTAACTTAAGAGCGTTCTGAGCAATATTTCTAAGGATCTGACCCCCAGAGAGATCACCCAGATATCTAGTATAATGATGACCCACAAGAAGTTCAGTCTCGTCATGTGCTACTTTACGGATACGATCAACATACTTTTGACATGCTTCAGTAGGATAAATGGTCTTGTCCCAATTCTTACCATAAAAATACTCACAGTCTTTTGCTAGACTACGATGTCTATAAAGTTCTTTCATATTCAATGGTCCTATAATAGGATCATCTTTCAATCTTAGAACTTCTACTTCCATAGCTTGATATATGAAGTAGTAGTTGGCAACAAGTTGCCTATAACCTTCTTTACTTACTACTCCACGAAGAAATGATGAAACAAACTTTGTATTTTCTGCTGCAGAATGTGATTGTTTAGTTCCTTCCTTTAAATCTTTTGCAAGTCCCATATAGAATTATTCACTAATTTATATATCATAGCACATTTAGGCTACATTTGAACTTATATTATTAAGATCATTAGCACCTATAGATCCTTCTGCTTCATTTGTTACTTGTTCAGTTGGTTTAACTGGATCGATAATCTTAGCAGCATTTTTATCACCAGTATTCTCATTATTAACTCCTACCCTCTTCTCTGATGAACTACCTGGAGTCTCACCACTATTAACATCTTTGAATGCGGAATTAAATACTCTACGATCAAGAGAACCAATCTTACCAAAGTAATACCTATCATAAGCAATTGTTACTTGACATTCAAGAACACTATTTCCATCATAAGAAACAGGCATTGCTGATACAGCAACTGGAAAGGCATTCAAGAAAGTATATTCAACACTTCTAAAATGGTCTTTATCAAATTTTTGTATTTTTATCTGATCAACTTTATACTCTTCTGGATATTGCATCCTATGATAATATGCCACATGAGTCCTATCTGCTCCATCAGAATCAGATCCAGATGCTATAAATTCTTGCCACAATTCAAAAAATTCTAGTACTCTATAATCACTATCAACATAGAAAGTAAATGATGAATCAGTATAAACCCTTGAATGAGCAAATTTTTCTACTATACCCATCCTATGACCTTCAATTTGTGATGTAGCCATAGTTGTTGCTGGTAATTCAGCACTATTACATAATAAACCCAAATCCCTATTAATAAAGAAACTGGTTACCCTTGGAGACTTAGACTGAATATATCCCCTAAGTTTCTGCATACCACCAAACCCACTAAAGAAAACTTCATAGTGGTTAGTAGTAGCAACCTTCTGAAATAAACTACGAATTGATTCAGTTTTCTTTACTCTTGGGTAAGCTGGCACAATAAATACCTAAAGGGATCTTACGATGTATGGCTCGTTCAGGAAAGTTTAGACCTTCTAATATAAAAAAGTATAGAGGGGACTATCGTAACATTATTTATCGTAGTTCTTGGGAAAAAGTGTTTATGTCATATTGTGATAAGAATGCTAACATCATTGAATGGGGTAGTGAAGAGGTTATTATACCCTACAGATCACCACTTGACAACAGATTGCATAGATATTTTCCTGACTTTTATATAAAAGTAAAAGACCTTTCGGGAGTACCTAAGAAGTATATTATTGAAGTGAAACCCAAAAGACAATGTACTGCA